GGGTCATAACAGAATGACCACGAACAGAAGCGTCCTTTTTCATTTCTTTAAAAACACCCATATTATCAGAGTATTTTGAAGATAAATACGCTTTTGCTAACATCACAGAACCAACATTTTTACCCAAATATTTTTGAGAGTATTTAATTAATATTTGTGATATCATATTGCGAGACCAAGGCTTACCATCTCTACCAGTGAATAATACACCATATCCTTTATCTTTCACATATTTTCTTAATAACTTCTTTAGTTCAAGATCTTCAACTTCAATTATGTTTTGTCCATATCTTTTATTTGTTTTATAATCATTTAATACTATTTCCATTTTTGATTTTCCAATAATCAAATAATTAATACTATTGTCCTTTATTTTCTTATAATCAGTTGCTTTCATTGAGACCATTTCACTCACGTCATTTCTTATTGGAAATCTATGATAAAGATTAACCATCATATACGCTTGATACAATTCATTAGCATCTGCTGAAATCTCCGGAGATTCTTTTGAAAGGGACTGAATGTCTTTTTTCATCAAACCAATCATCTTTGCTATATCTTCGCTCGTAACAAAATTATCCTTTTGAGATTCTGATATAACACCAGACTCTTGAGCTTTATTGTATTTATTACCATATTCATCACGCTTCTTGGAGTAAGTTTCAATAATTTCTTGGTCTCCATTTATCGCTTGAAGATAGACAATAATCGCATTGATGTAATTTTTCTGGGTTTGATAGTTAAGGTGTTTCAGTTTATCAAACACATCTTCTGGTCGAGTCAGAAAATCAAATGAATCTGTACCAAATAACTTCTTTAATCTCTTGAGTTTGTCTCCGTATATATTTAATGTAGAGTTTTTAATTTTGTCTCCTTTATATTTTTTTATTTCTTCCATTTATCTATATAATAATATATAATAATATATATTTTAAATATTTCAAATTTACCATTTAAGCAAAGTAGCACGACATTTCACCCCGTTCAATAACTGCGACCTTTAACATCTCGAGCCATACACGGAGAGTGTAAGTACTAGCAGCTGGATTGCTGTTTTTATATATCAAATCAATGCCCTTGTTATTGATTCTCTCTCCACGATTGAGTCGGAGAGCTGTCCATCTGAAATTGGCTGCTAATCCATCAATAGTTCCATTCTGCTCGTGACCTTGGAGAGTATCAGCAGTAAGCACATCAACTGGGGCTTCAATCCATTCATCACGAGCAATCATGGGAATCTGACCTTCTGCGTGAGCAGTTGTCTGGAAGAGCTGTGCCGGATTGCTTCTATCAACAGAGAATAGATAGCGATCATTGTAGAGTAAATTGACTGTGAGAGTCTCCGCTGTATCTGGGGCGACTGCCTTCGAACCACCCAATAAACTCTTTGCCACAAAGTCACTGTGATCTTGAAGACCAAAGAACACCTTTGATACAAGGCGACCATTTCCACCAACCGAGAATGTCAAATTAGTGAAAGCGGTCTGGGTACCAGTCCTTTTAGCAAGACGATAGTCTTCATATTGAAAAACAAGTCGGGGATTCTGTTCGGCATATTGTGCCATAATATTTCCATCATAAACAATCGAATCATACACAAGTTTAACTTCATCTTCATTAATACTATATTCAACCGTATCATCATCACCTTGATCCACACATAATCGTTTTGTTTGAAGAGCGCCAGACAGAGTTGTAGTCTTCGGCTGAAACTCTATATCTATATGAATCTCTTCATTAATCATAAATGCTGGGAGCTGATTGGTCTTCAAGAATGGGAACAAGTCAGAGAGATATACAGAATAAACCGGAGCATCTGCAATTGTCTGTGTCGAACTACCATCATTAAACATATGCGGTAAGAGTTCATATGAAGCAACACCACTGGCATTCACGGAAGCATTGCGACCAACATCAAGGAAGATTTTCGGACCAGCATTGTTGGGGGCGGCGGTTGATGAATTTATAAAATTGGTGTATTGAGTTCCGTGATTCATACATCTCTGCGATAAATATAACTCTCTCTCTTTGTTGTTTTCATTAGAGATAAACATCGACTGATATGCGTGATATTCAGAGAAATCTTCAATAGCACATATTGTCTTGTTTCCAACCAACAGAGTAGCACTCTTAATCAAGTTGGCAACTCCAATATGAACTGGGTAATATGCTTTATCATTAGTTAAAGGAACTACACCAAGAGTCACCTTCGAATTAGAATGAAGGAAACCAGAAACACGTTGAAGTGTAAATCTAACTCGATTTTGATTGAAAGTCACTGGGTCAATGACATCGGTGTAAAGCTGCTGACCATATGACGTCGGAATCTGTCCGATTTTCATAAGGTCTGGAATACGGTCTTCAGTTACATCATTCTGCTGCGTCATAGCATCGGTTTGCTTATCCATATTTTATAATAAGTATTATAAAATAATTTCAACAAAAAGAATAATTTTTATTATTAAATAGAAATAATTAACTAAATTGAAAAATCAATCGTTATTTTATTTTTTAATTTTTCTATAATGATTGCTGGGTGTTTAGTTTTTTCTTTATAATCTTCTTTTAATTTATCTTTGTTTATTGACTTTAATTTATCTTCTTTTACTTTATCTTTCTTTTTTGGCTTTTCTTTATTATTCCAATACCATTCAGACGCTCTTTTAGAGTTTTTTTCACGATTAATTGGATTTTTTATATATTCTTTATAATAATTTTGATACCAAGTCTTATTATTGTAGTAATGTTTTAAAAGAACTTTATTACGATTTATTCTGTAAATATCATATTGTTCTGGATCTTCAACTTTCATTTTATCTAAATATTCTCTTCTTTTTTTATTAGCGTTTTCTCTATATTTTTTGTATTCTTCTGGAGATGTTTTTTTAAAATATTCTAAAAACTCACTTCTATTTTTATATTCGTCAGAATAACTATGATTATTGTACTTTGTTATAAACTCTCCAACATTCATAATATTATTTGTATAATATTTTTTAAATAATTACATTATTGCAAGATCTGGACTCCCATCCCCGCATCATAAGCAACAACAACCTTGGACTTGATGAACAAGTATGCTGATATCGGATTCCCGTCTGTTAGACCATTAGTCATCTGGATAGAGAACTGGGCGTTAGTAAAATCGACGCCTTCCGAATCCAACATGTCATATAACACACCGACCCCATAAACAGCTCCGCACTCTGGAATGTATCGGTAGTTAGTTTTGGATGCTGGAGTTCCAGAAACCAAGAAGTTTCTGTTCGAGACTAAAGGACCAGCCCCAGTTCTGTTATGTTGAGACTCTGGTATGATAGAGTGTAAGAAACTTTTAATAACTTGAGAATCTACAACAGTAGTTACATTTGTTGTACCATCATAAATCGACTTAACTTCAAAGTTCTTGGGGAATCTCTCACCATTACGTAAGAAAGCAATGGTTTCCAAATTTGCTAATGCTCCAGTGGCTAATGATGGCATATATGTCAAGAATCCATCTTGAGCTAAATTATTCACAAAAGAGCTTGGAACAAAATTAACAAAAGCACCGAGAACCTTTGATAAGCCAAGGCTGTAGTTGATGATCGAGTTAGTGGATTCTAATGTAGAGTAATAAGAAGTGATAGAGTTGAAACTCCAAACACCTTGGTCTGGAGATTCATCACCAACATCCACTTCACACGTTAGTTCAATATTCGAGAGTTCATAGAAACACTCCGAAATATTAGTAGTAACTCCATCACTACTATAAAAGAACTGTGAGTCTGGTGCTAAATGAATCTCAATCTCAAGGGGAACTTTTGATAAAGGTAGTTTATCGGCACCAAGAGTCATTCCGGCGGGGAGTGGGATAGAGAAAGAACTCTTGGCAGTATTGCGAATCACAGCATCACGAAATGCTTGATAGTTCGGCATAATCAAAGCCGATTCAGATAAGTGACCGGCTTGATCTTGGTATCCAGACATGACCGGAAGGAAAGAAGACATAAATCGGCCATAGTGTCGAATGTGCTCTAATACTTGCTTGGTTTCGGCTTGTCTAAAGACAAGCTGGTCAATGATTCCAAAAGCACCGAGTTTGTGAGAAGCCATACACTCTGCTGCTGCCCCGGCAGTGGGATGAAGAGTTCCAGCAGCATTACGCCAGATGTTAAAATCAGCCGAGAGCCGAATAGAATCTAAATCAAGCTGTGCGTCTTGTCTTCCGAGAACAACTGTAAGAATCGGATTGCCGCGGGCGTGCGAAACCTTTCCAGTGGCTGGAACATTGCTCGGTTGAATTGTGAGAAACTTCTTTTCGCTCATTTATACTTTACCAAACAAAAAAAAAATAATAAAAAAAAATATATACAAAATAATTAATTTTTTTACAAATTTGAAACTTGAAGATATCTAAAATTAAAGATGGAAATAAATGGATTTGAGAATTATTTAATTTATGAAGATGGTTCAATTTATTCAAAGAAAAGTAAGAAGTATTTGAAAAGTACAGATAGTGTTCACGGATATTTAAGAGTAAAATTATGTAACAACGGAAAACCAAAAGATTTTTATATCCATAGATTACTTGGCCTTCATTATATCCCAAATCCACATAATTATTCAGAAATAGACCATATAGACCGAAATAGAAAGAATAATTCAATAGATAATTTGAGATGGGTGACAAAGACTATGAATAATCAAAATAAAGGACTTTTAAAATCAAATAAATTACAAATAAAATATATATCACACCACAAAATTGTTGGATATATGTTTCAAAAAACAGTAAATGGTAAAACTCATAGAAAATGGTTTAAAACTCTTGAAGAAACAATTAAATACAAAGAAGAATATTTAGCAAATTTAGACCGTGACAACAATTGAGTCTCCTTTAATTGTAATGCGTCTGATATGAAATATGAATGCCATAAGGAGTTTATCATGAAGCGGTGGTCTATCGGATCCCCCAACGGTGGATTCATTGTAGAACAATTGGAGCTGGTTGCTCTTGTTGTTGAGATTCATGACGCCATCCGATAACGCATAAGCTCTGGATATGATGAAGTTTCTATTGTAATCAGCAAATGAGCGTGGGACGATTTTAGCTTGGTTAAGTGCCTTCTCGGTCTCGAGTAACGGTTGAGCAGCAACACTCACACCCTTATTCAACTTCGAGACCACGATGGGTCTGGAAGGAACAAGCTTATCATCAATCACAAACTGATATGATGTCAGTTGATCGATAATTCCACATAATCCACTTCGAATGGAATGGAGTTTTAAATCCATATCACTTGTTTCTTCTTCTTCATAAGTAAGGTGAAGACCACCAATAGTCTGCGCAGAGTTAAGCACATTCGCGTCAGTTGGGACAACAATACAAGATTTAGCACGAGTATTTGAGACAGCGAGATTCACTGTAGCATTGCGATTCGTCCTTAACAGAGAATGCTTGTAATTAGTAGCAGAATGAATATCAAGTTCAATAGAACCACCATCCTTAAGTTTCTGAACCATTCCAGCTTCATATCGTGGGTCTAATTCTACTTGCTGAAGAACAAGCTGTACGTCAGAGATCTGATAAGTTGCTCGATACTCTGTAGCGGCTGGAATAATTAAAGTAGTCTCATCATCAACTTGAACACGTCGGCGGTCAATAGCAGCAGAATAGACAACGAAATTATTAGAAGTAATAGCAACACCATCACCAGTATCACTTGAATTAGTGAAAGCACTCACCGTTAATTTAACATACCCATTTTCAAAGTCAATATCTGTTATTGTTGGGAAGAAAGGAGCATCAGAATCAGCAGCATCAACTGTATTGGCTTGAGAGTTGATGTTATCCTTTTTACAGAAACCAATATGCTCGCCCTTAACAAATGGACACTGCTTTACACTATTAACATTATTGTCCTTAGCCAAAAATATCACTGTCTGTCCAGATGCTCCAAGAGCAATAGTCCCACCGCCAGAAGTATTGCCATGAAACAAGGGATTCTGCTGGACACGTCTATGACGATTCACAGAGTCAAGCTGGCATAAGACCTTTGCCGGATCTTCAAGATCAATCTCCACGTAAAGACCTTGTGTCATCATAACTGGGAAGACTTTATCTGAATCAGAAAAGATACCACAGTGTATCGGGAGAGAGAGTTTCGCAGTCAAATAATCAGTATCATTGTAATTTCTCCCAGCTGGATTCGGGTCTGTTTTGTAGTAAGGATTGGTCTCTAAATCAATGAGATTGGAAACAGAAGTTCCCAGAGTTCCAGCGTTCTGAATAGTTGGGACAAGACAGCCTTCTTTTAGAGCTCGCATTTTTCTTAAACTCTCATCTTGATTGTAAGAATATTGGACTCCGACCTTGACATTGTAATCTGTAATCTCTTCTAAAAGAACAGCTCGAGAGCCAGAATACACGCGAATATTCTTAACAACAGCATTACCGCCAATAAATGGATCA